TGTCGATGTCCGGCCTGCTCATCTTAGGCTCGCGAGCCGTTCGACGTATCTTGCTATGGCCTTTCGGTCGCGAGTACCAGCAAACAATCTCGATTGACAATGGCCCTGTCAAGCATCGATTGATCGAAGATTTCCAAGCCAACTGGACAGCCTGTTTGAACGCATGAATCGGATGCTTCGCATCGACGTAGGCCCTAGCGAATCCGCCATGCGTCGAGACCTTTGGCCGTGGTTGCGCCACCGGCTCGCCTGGAATGAAAATTCTCACTTCGACTCCTCCTCTTGGATCAACCGATCGAGATACCACCGAGCCTTCTTGAGATCCTCGATGCCGTTCTTGAACCAGCACCGCAAAGCGTACTTTAGAACCTGCCAATGTAAACCAGCCACCTTGTTGCTTGGTGCATTCTCAATCGCTGCTTCGATGATGTCGATCGTTTCAGCCGGTAATTGCTTGTAGTGCGATGGATTGACGGGATCGCTTTCAGTTGTCAAGGATTGCTTGACAACCGCTTCGGGCTCGACGGGCTTGCAGTCTATGAGATACGGCCAAAAGCTTAAGTTGCAATAGACAATTTTAACCTTGCCGTGACAAGGATCATCAACAACCTCGCATTCAACCCAAACTTTATCGCCGACTTTGAACTCACTCACCTTGCACCTCGATTCCTCTTTTGTAATTCGTAATAATCTCAGTCCCGTCAAGTATGTCGCTTTCGTGCCGAAATTCTCTGTTTAACGCCCAGAATCTTTCACCGTAGACTTCGGTTATCAGCCTCGCACCTGTGTTGTCTACCTCAACTACCGTTGCTTTCACCCAAACCTTATCGCCGACTTTCATTTCTTTTTCCTTAACGCTGGATGATCTTTGTTGACGACGGCTCGGAGTGCGTCGAATAACTCTTTGGTTCTCGCCTGAGATTCGGTCAGCTTTCGGCTCGTTCGCTCAAGCTGCTTGCGAAGGTCTTTATTTTCGGATTTAAGATCCTCGATGTTGGCAAAGTATTCGGAAAGTTTCATCGTAAATCCATCTCCATATCCGCAGTCTGAGTCAACGCAGGATTGAGCCTAGTCTTATGCTTGCAAGCGTCCGACAGCTCGAACACCATCCATCGACCTCCAACGGTTACCCGTCGCTGTTCAGCCGCCCAACATGCGTCCTGTTGCAAAGCATACCAACCATCCATGCGACCTGTATCTAGGTCAACGATTAAGAATCTAGCCATTTCCAAAGTCTCCGTGAAACTGTTTAGCATTCATAAAAGCATCGGTAAACCGCTTACCGTCAAACGACAGGTTGACTTGTGCAATCTTCCCGTTCCGTTGTTTCTCCAAGAGGATTCGAGCCTCTTTGCTGTCCCGCTTGTCGCGATGCAACAGCATGACAATATCCGCGTCTTGCTCGATTGCTCCCGAGTCCCGCAAGTTATTGATCGATGGCACTTCGCCTTCCGCCGCTCGTCCCAATTGGCACAGCACAAGCAAAGCGATGTTTAGCTGCTTTGCTATCCTTGCAAGCTCGTTGCTTATCATCGTGACCCGTTCGTAAATCGATTGCCGGCCATCCTGACCGCGTATCAACCCAAGGTAATCGACAACCACAAGCTTTATCTGCTTCTTGGCAATCTCGGCTCGTATTCTCGATTCTATGCGTCCAATCGTTGCACCCGATGCTTGCCAGACATACAACGGCAACTCCCTAGCATTGTCGCAAGCTTTGAGCATCGCTAACACCGCTTGATCCGTGTAGCTTGCCGACTGCATTTCAGTAATGCGCACGTTGGCATCTTTCACAAATTGGCGTTGGCTTATTTGTTGGTTCGTCATTTCGAGCGACACAAAAAGCGACCCGTTGCCGCTGCTTGCCGCATGCCATGCGATATCCATCGCCAGTGCTGACTTTCCTATCGATGGACGCGCCGCAAGGATCGCATAAGACCCCAAAGGAATACCACCGGACAGAGCCAAATCCAGTTCCTCGAACCCGGTAGGCACAACAGCCGCCGCTGTCTTGTTGCTCCGAGCCTCTTCGAGTATCTCAAGGTAATCAGCCATTACCTTACCGATCTGTTCGACCTCATCCGATCCAGACTGCTTGACCCGAGACAGCTTCGATTGTGCTGCGTTGATTACCTCGTCTGGCTCAAAAGCAAGATCGCTTGCATCTTGCAGAGCCAATTCCAGAGCGACAACAACCCGCCTTCGCTCCGCCCACTTTGCAAGCTCCTCTGAGTGATAAACAGCATGGCCTGGAGTGGTTTTTAGCAGCAACTCTCCAAAACCTTTATCGCCACCAAGCTTGTCGATTAAACCTCGCTTTCTCAACTCGGAAACCAGAACCGACTCACGCCAGAACTCGATTCCACTTTTAGCCATCGAGTGAAACGCTCGCCAAATGTCGGCAAGCTCTTGCTTCAAGAAATCATCGGGAGTGACGATCTCTGCGACCGAATGAAAATCCTTTGGCCTTAACAGGATCCCGGAAATCAACTGCTCCTCGATCGCCTTGGCCGTCTCTAGGTGTTGTGGATGTAGTCCCATTACGCAGGCTCCCAATTGGCGTCAATCTTAGGCAGGTCGCTTTCTCGCTTGACAGGCTTGCTAGGTTGTTGGCTTGGCCTAGGTGCATTCTGAGCCCTGGTAAGCCAACCACCTAGGAACTTGGTCATCCCTCGATCGGTTTTTCGGTTTGCAGGATTGTCCTTTAGCCATTGAGCCGCTGTCCTCAATTGAGACTCTACGTCGATTCCAGTGAAGGTTGACAACCACTCATCTAGCTTGTCTTTTGGTAGATTCCATATTCCATTACCGGATGTCACAAAGTTGAATTCTGATTTCAGCGATTCGGCACTTTGTGGCGGATCGCACAAAGAATGATCCTCTCCTTGATCCTCTCCTTGATCCTTAGATCCCCCGACGAATCCTCCCGAATCTTCGCTACTATTCGGCGAAGCCTCGCGAATACTCGACGAATCAGGAGCAGGAAGCTTAGAAACGCTCGGCTTATCAATCTTTTGATGGGATCTCCAGTTGCAAATCTCAATGTAGGAACCACCGTCTTTCCCGTTGTATCGAACTATTGCTTTAACTTCTACTAGCTTTTCCAGCCACCCGTCGATGTGCTTTGGAGCGTCAGTATCATACGGGAAAAGAAGACTCGCGAGCATTCGCGAATTTCCGCGAAGCCTCCCCGAATCATCGGCAATAGTCCACAGCATGATGAAGCAGAGCCGAGCGTCACGGGGCACTCTGCCCATGCTCTCGCTATGCGGAAACTCTGGCTTGATCGTTCTAATTCGACCCATAACGGAAATCCTTTCCTGCAATCCCCACCTCCATAAGGACGCAAAAAATCTCCCAAGCATCCGTTTTGGCCGCCAGTTGTGCGAACGCACTTAGACACGGATGCAAGGGAGGTTGTTTCTTTTTGTCCTGGCGGCCAGCCATGCGTTCCATTATATCCACCTTTTCAACTGTAGGAAATAACACAAATACCTAAAAAGAGCCGCCCGCCCTTAAACCCATCGCTGAACAAGCATTCGGATGACGTTATTAGCAAGCGACTGAGGCTTGCTTGCCTCGTCTGTATGCGGCTTAATTCTCCCTCTTGCCACGTTATCGTAGTGAGAAGCTAGCTGCCTAAGTTCGTCAGCAAGCAACCTTGCCGACCTCATTGCAGAATCCCTAACCTTTTGGTCTTCATCGCACAAATCGCACATTTCATTGACTCCAATTAAACCACCGAACAACCGCCTTACTCGGAGCGTAAAAGAGCCGCCCGCCCTCTCGAACGAGCGACCCTGTGGCAAGCAGTGTGGAGATTAGCCACTTGCTTACCGACGGTCGATTAGCTGATTAGGCCGGCTCGTACCGCGCACCAGTTCCTTTGGCCGGACTCCCATTGCAAAGAGAAGAATGGGCACCATTGCCTAGGCGAACCGACCTGAGAAGGATCAATCAAATAAGGTTGGCTGTGATTCGGACTCGCGACCGTTGATAGCACGATCAAGATTCCTCACCGCTTGCCGGAAGTATTCGGGCTTCAATTCGCAACCATAGAACCGACGCGGATTAGCGATCGCCTTTTTGGTCTTAGGTGACTTACCACCCAGGGAAACGTAGCCCTCTGATCCTATGCCGGTAAACGGACTGAAAACGATCTCGTTTGGATTTGAGTAAAGCAAAACACAACGCCGAATGACCTCCAATTGAAGCGGGCAAATGTGCTTCGTATCGTCCTCGGATTTAGCCTCAGCCGTGTTTAGAGTGTCAGTCTCTTGAATGTCACTCCAGCACCCTTCGGCCCAGTCGATCCAATCGTTCCGACTGACCTGATTCTCCGAGTCAATCTTAACTTGGTTTTCGCCAGGCTTGCGGAATTTAATCAAGTAGTCCTGAATCGTCCCACGTTGAGCCGCCCTGTCAGATTCGAGCCCTGCGAATTGAAGCTCCCTCGATCTAGTTCGGATCGCTTGAGCCTGAGGATTCTTTCGGACGCTCCAATCGTACTCGTAAACCAATCCAGAACGCTCGCCTAAGCGAATGTTAAGCCCTCGGAAGTCACAAAGCCCAACGCCACCGGATCGCTTCATTCGCGGGATTTGGCAAACGTGAACGATAACCGCCCTTCCAGGCTTGAGAACCCTTGCGAGGCCAGTGAAGAAAAACCCAAGATGGATCTTGGCTTCCATCCCCATCGCATCGACGTTGCCAATGTCTGATACCGAATCGGTATAAGCGTACAAGCTCGGAAATGGCGGACTAAACACTGCGAAATCAACACTGGATTCAGGCATGTCATCAAGCATGTGAGGAATGCAATCTCCATTGTGGATCTTCCATTGTTCGCCGTCGCTAAGCAGTTCTTTTTTCATCTTGTTCAATCTCCTTAATGTGGTTGAGTAATTCAATAATCATCGCCGCCAATGTCCCGCTAGTGCCTGTCCAGCAATTAGCAGAGCCAAACCGTCGAGCATGTTGCTCGATCTCAATCCTTCTTTCCGCTGAAACCTTCATGGCCAATCTCCTTAAAGAGTCTCATTTGTTCGTTCGTGTCGTGCTCGACTCGATCCGCTTTACGCAAAACATTTTCGACGAAAGGAACCTCCAATTCAGTCACCGGAATATGCACGTTCAGAGGTCTAGTCGATCCAATACGGTTGGATCGCTTTACGCCTTGGTAATATTCCTCGTAGCTATCTTTGAGCCCAGACCATACTTGACGAGTGCAAACCTGTAGGTTGAGCCCGAAACCAAGGATCTTTGGTTTGGTAATCAGCGTCTTGACTTCGCCCGATTTGAAACGATCGATCATAGACTGACGGTCGCTTTCCTTCGTATCGCCACTGATAGAAACTGCATCGGGAAAAGTCGCTTCCATTTGATCGTGCTCATCATTGTAGTTGCACCAAATAATCGTGGATTCATCCAGCCATGAATCAACAAGCGACCTGATGAAATCGTTCTTGTTGGATGCGATGCCGTTTTTACCTTTGGCGATTTGCGAAAGCTTACCACGCTGCCCAATGCCACCTACCGATGTCGTCACTAGGTTACCTGTCAATGCTTGAGCCGCATTGCGTTGCTCATCGGTCAAGTCGATATGATGGATATGCACGTTGATAGGTGGAGTAACTCCAACATTATCACGCCATCCGTAAACCGCTGGATTCGTCAAGAATATCGACCAGTCCGAAAGCGACTTGTAGAACGGCCTCAATGCGTGAGGCTTCAATTCCCAACGGTTTTGCGTCTCACCGCGATTAATGAAATAGCAAGCCAAAAACTCATTAACCGTCTTTGCTCGATCCAAAAACACAGCATGATTTGCGTATTCAATCCGATCGTTAGGAGCCGGTGTACCTGTGGCGCATAGCTTCCATTCAAGACCCCGACCAAGTTCGATAAGCCGCGTACCCCATGCGCCGTAGTGGCTCTTTAACATCGAGCTTTCATCAAGGATAAGCCCTTTAAGCTTTCCACGCTTGAGCCCTTCGCGGATGGCTTCGTAGTTGGTAACGCCGATCAATGGCCCATCGTTGCTCAACAGCCATGCTTGCAAGTCCGACGCGACGATTCGACCAATCGACAGATCGTCGCAGAATCGCGATGCCTCATCGACAGTCTGCTTGCATACCATCAAAGGCGAAACGATTAGCAACTTTCCGCCGCTTTGCTTCGATGCGTGCCGAGCGAACTCAAGAATCATCAAGGTCTTACCTAGTCCACAATCCGCAAAGATTGCGTACTTCTTTTTGCGTATCGCGATGCCAACAATATCCCGCTGGTAATCAAAGCACTTCGAGCAAGGATCATAAGTGGCCTTGCGTCGCTTCGCTTTCATGCCAAAGGATGAAGCGTATTCGTCAGGAACGACAGCCGCCGATCCTTTCCAGTGGTAAACAGGCGACTGCCTAAGCTGCAAAAATTGCATGTAGCTCGCAATCGTTTTTCGATCAAAAGTAATCTCCATTTCAACCTCTAAAAAATAGAACTAAAAACCTACCAGTACCTTTCCTTGACCAGCCCATCATTGATAAGCCGAGCGTTTAGCGACAATGGAGCGACCTCAAGGATCTTCTCGCCGTTGCTGATCGGTCTCGATGCAATCGGCCAAGCATCGTAAATGATGGCCAAAAACCGCCCGTACTTGTCGCGAAACTGCTTGCTCTTGGGGCCCTCGACGGATTGAACGATGATCTGAGCGTCGAGGTATTCATTCGCTAGATCGCTTCTCAAGTCTCTGCCAGCCTGCGAACGCATCTCCGGTGCATCGATACCGTAAAGCCTCATGCGTTGGTGCGTAAAAGTGTTGAATCCAAGATCAATCATTAAATCAAACGTGTCACCGTCAATGACCTCGACAATCTTTGCTTGGTAAATGTGAATACGGCTCATAGCCCCTCCCCTTCCTCTACCTCGATGTCGATTTCCTTGCAGGCAATGCGATCCGAACCTTGGCACTCATCGGCATCCTGGCGAGACCTGTACCAATGAAAAGCCCCTCCACCGTAGCAATTAATACACATCCTTACTCGCACCTTCTTTTTTGGTGGAGGTGCAAGGTTCAGTGCGTCGTTTTCCTCCAGGAACATATCGCCAGCATATCGACCGTTGAGGTGCCATGCCGCAGCATCCCATTGATTGTTTTCGACGCTTCTTACCCGCCCTGTGTATCGATTAGCATCCTGCCCCTCATTGATCGCGTCAATGAAAGCATCTTCTCCATTGGCCAGTTTAACCGGCCCGACTTGCCATTTGTTACTCATAGCCCCACCGCTTTTCGGTATTTAGACTTGACTTGTTCGGTTACTTCGCCGAACTTCAATTTCGTTTCGTGATACGCC